TTATTCCTGTGGCTTGTTGCGCACTTTACGCTCAATGGGTTGACCATATGAATCAAAGTAGCGGCTAGGCCAAATTTCTGAGGGATGTATTTCGAGATAGTTAGCGATAATCCATTCACCTTTAGGCCACGGTCTACTAAGAGTATTTGCCAGTGTAGATGAACTGAGTCCTGCTTCACGAGAAACAGCCGCTAAGGTCGTACCACGCTTACGTAATGCAGCAATAATATCGGCTTGGTGCCAATCATTTCTGACGTTATTCATTCCTGCTACCCCTTCCATTAATTGAGAAAATTGATGGTGGCGATTCAAGCAAGGTTCGCATTACCGGAGTATCCACCGGCGAGGCCGAAGCCTCCCCTGCCTGAACCGCCATAGAAAGGACGATAGCAGACGCACTGGCAGAAACATCCTACCAGTGTTTGGATACTCAGGGATGCGAAACCCTGACCATTGGATTTTGCCAATGGCGAGGCTACTTTAACTGATTGGTTTATCTGACTCAATAAGCGAACTCGTATAAACGCTTAACTTTTTGCGTTAAATTTCATTAAATGACTAAGGTTCTGCCAACATTGCACATTGTTGTACTCAATGAAATGGAAATATTTTGATTATTCTTTTGGAATCATTCTTAGTGCATCATTACGTGACTCTCTGTAAACATCCCCAAGAAACATACTCTGTGAAGCCGCATATTTTACAGCAGCCCCAGCACCATCAATGTATTTTAATATATGCTGTCTGGCTGCGTAGGTAGGCTTTATTCTGTTATAAACATCAAGCCACCATTTGTTTCCATATTTTTTAATTATTTTTCCTTTTATTCTTTGGAAATATTCTTGGCTATCAGCACCATCATAAGAAGCCAATAAACTAGCCCAGATCATTTTTTTATGAATGGATAGTGGGTTAAATTCCCGTTGAATTAATTCCTCTCTTACATCCGGATGTAAGAGTAAACTACCATCAGAAATTTTACGTTTTATCCACAAGCGTTTAGCAAACTCGTAGACATGCTTTTTATCTTCTTTCTCTAATCTCAGTGTATGAGAAGGCCAATTTTCAAAGTTATCTATAAGAGATAACTTTTTTATTAAGTCTTGATGCTTCTCAGTGTCATTCCTGCCATACATATTTTTTATCCTTTTTTAACTGAACAATGCCTTCATTTTTCAATATATTCTGTAGGTACACCAGTAAATTTACATAGCTACTTTATAGTGACGTGTTACGCATAATACTCCAATGTTTTAATCATTTTATTTCATTCACCCCTAGTTCCTTAACGGAAATAAATACTTTAAAATCAAAAAAATACCTAAATTCCATCAAAGCTAGCCAATCTCTGTTGTTGCTCATCACTGAGATTGAAAGCAAATTCTTCATGCTCAATTTGCCATGCACCAAAACTCATCAGGAACGCAATTGCAGGATCAATTTTATTTGCAGATTTTTTCTTGTTCGGTTTGATATTGGCGTTCGCGTCGGTTTCCATCACCACATTGGACATTGCCCACGCGAGCACCGGATCGCCGTTGTGACGAATGACCTTGCGGTTAACGAACACCTCGGCAGATTTAGCCACCGGACTAAAGCGCATATAAGTTTGCGGGAATGGCTCAACATCCAGCCCCGCGCCCTGTAGCTGAGTTCTAAGGTGTGTGGCGTTCCATGTATCAAAGCCCACCAGCTTGATATCAAACTGCTGACTGTCTTTGAGAATGTCATCACGGATACGGTCATAATCAATGCAATCACCCGTTGTGATGCGTATCCAGCCTGCTTGCACCCATTGTCGATACACAGCCCGATTCTTGTTGGCGGGATTTTGCAATTGGGCTTCGGGCAGGTAATGGCGGGTCAGTAATAACAGTTCATTATCCACGGGGAAGGTATAACAAATGCTGGTAATATCGCCTGTTGAAGATAAATCCAGTCCGGCGTAACACTCCAGCCCTTTAAGGTCGTTTTCATCATAATCACTTTGGCAGGCTTTCCATGCGCCATCGCCCATCCACGGTGTTTCACCCTGACACCAGATATTAAAGCGTTTGGTTAGCATTTCCGTCCATTGTGAGGGAATACCTCGCGCTTTCTGAATGGTGTCATGCAGGGCGGCGCTGTCTACTGATATATCCAAATTCGGATTCGCTTTTATCCAAAGAGATTCATCATCAATCTCGTGCTCGTCGTCCAGTTCGTAGATCAGGGCAAACAGGGATTCATTTTGTTCTTCGCCATCCAGTATCTGACAGCAATAATCATAATGCTGCTTGCAGGCCGAAATAACATTACTGCCCGCTGTGGTGATGGAAAACAGGATGCCTTCGAGACGCGCTCCCATCCCTAATTCAAGGGCAGAGTAGACGGCATTATCAGGGTGTAAATGATATTCATCGACAATAGCCAGACTGGGGTTTGTACCCTCAATCGTAGCAGCTTTGGCTGCCAGTGGTTTTAAAAGGCTGTTAGTTTTTGGATAGGTGACTTTGTGTTGCTGGATAATCACCCGCTTTTTCAATGGCTTTGATAACAAGCTCATCTGGCGGGCATCATCAAATACAATGCGCGCCTGATCCCGACTCACGGCGGCGGTGTAAATATCCTGCTGGCCTTGTTCCATTACCAAGAACCAGTTAGCCAGTATTGCGGCAACGGTGGATTTGGCATTTTTGCGCGGCACCTGAATATAAGCACTGCGATATTTTCGGCGTCCGGTCGCTTTGACTTTGAAGCCGAACAGATTAGCAAAAGCGAACTGCTGCCACGGCTCAAGCATGATGGGTTTGCCGCGCAGGTGGCCTTTGACATGGGGACAGACACAGGAAAAGGCAATAAAACGCGCCACAACCTCAGAATCAAACAGATAAAGCGGGTTATTCAGGTCGTTAAAGTAGCGTTTCACGGCCTGTTTTACGCGCTTACAGGCCGGAATTTTGCCGTTTTCGATATCAAAAGCGTATTGTTCCCATGCGTTCATAGGCGATCCAGTTCGTCTTCTTCCTCGGTTTCCACCGGATTTTTACGCCGTGATACGGGGTCAAAACCCAGCAACGACGACATTTTTATCATGATTTTTTCAGCGTCCGCTTTGGCGCTCAATGACGGGTTTCGGCTCTCACTACCCTGACTATTAATAATGCTAAAGCCCCTGATATCAAGGTCTGCCACCGCTTTTCGGTAAATGGCATAGTTCACACAATACAGCTCTAAATTGTTCCAATCAGCGGCGTTCAGGTCTTCCCGCTCACTTAAAATTTTACCTTTGGCCTTCCATTGACTGGCGGCAATATCATTTAAATACGTGGGCGGTTTAGGCGCTCTTGCCATGATTTTTTTCCTTGTTGTTTTATTTTCAAAAAAACTGCCGTGCGTAAAAATTGAAGGAGGGGGCGGTTCCGCTGGGAGGGACATTTGTCATTTTTGATACCCCCACCCCGTTATTTCGTTTCGTTATTATTCTTTTATTAACCAATCACGGTACCTTGCCGCTTCGCTTTGGTGATGGGGTCGGTCTGTACGGTCTTACGATTGTGGCAGGTCTGGCATAACGCCTGATGGTTCGATGCAGGCCAGAACAGCACATCAGTATCGCCTTGTATCGGGATAATGTGATCCACAATGATAGATGGGGTATACGTATTGGTTTTCAGGCAAATTACACATAACGGGTTAGCTTTCAGGTAGTGCAGCCGATAGCGTCCCCAGCGGTTACTGTAACCTCGCTGGGTTCGGGTGCCGCGTTGCTTGTCCTGCTGGCGTCTGGCTTCCCGTTGGTGCTGCTCGCATCTGCCTGATTTCACTCGTTCGCGGCAGTGTGGGGAGCTACATCGCTTTAAGGGTTGCCACGGCATCAGTAAACGCCCACATCACGATAGACTGACCACAGTGATTTAATGGTGAACGGGACTTCTTTAAGCTCAATATCGGTTGCCATTTCCCGATTCTCATACAGCAAACCGATATAAAGTAAGCAGCCCACCTTGATTGCTGGGGTAAAGGCCAATCCCTCATTAAACCGTTTACCAATATGTTGCTGGCAGACTTCCAGCGCAGCCTCGGCATAACCCTTAAGCAGGGTATCTTCAAGCGTGCTGCTTTCATCAATCCGGCAGTGTTGTTTGATTTCACTCAGAGGAATATCAATATCAGACATATTTCACGCCTCCCTTGCAAAGCAGTTCTAAGCGAGAGTGTTTCGGATCAGGGATAACGGCAACAATGGCAAAGCTCTTACCGTGGGTGCTGGCGCCTTGATAGATAATGCTATTTGTTGTGGTGATATCATCACGATAACGTAACCAGATACGCACAGTGGCTTCGGATAACACGGCACCGGATGCGACCAGTTCCCGCCCGCTAATCGGCTGAACTTCTGCCCAAACGTTGGCAACATCCACCCATTTATTTATCACCGAACCAAAATCATCACGTGTGATTTCATTTTTCTGAAGAGTGATCCGGTGTCTCAATCTGCCTGCTCTCATGCCTTGTTCTCCGCTGTTTTTTTCACCTCAACCGTTTGCTTCCATGCCTGACTGAATTCATCACCGCCGTCACGGGGCGATAATCCCTCGCGTTCGCGGGCTTCATTCAGAGACATAACGCCGGATTTAATCGCTGTCTCGTAGCTCTGGAAACGTTCTTTCGGATTGGCGCGCAGTAAGTCGGCAGTATCAAACTCCACCTGATAGCGAATCCCCCGTTTCGGTGAAGTCATCAGCAAGGCTGCTTTAATTTGCTGTTCAAAATTGGCAAGCCACGGGCGCATGGTAATCGTCAGAAAAGCGCGTGAGGCTTCGCTAAAATTGCTGTAGGTACTGTTCGAATATTCTTGCAGAAAGATCGGGCTGACATTGAACATACGGGCGATATCGTCAATGGTGAAACGACGGGAGGCCAGCCATTCGGCATCTTGGTTACTCATGCCTAATTGCTGGTATTCCATTCCGCCTTCAAGGATCGGTGTTTTCCCTGCATTGCGCGCGCCCTTGTAACGTTCGAGGGCTTCCAGTGCCTTACTTCCCTTGATTCCGTCCAGCCAGTCAGCGGCTTTAATCACGCCCGCCGCCATCATGCCGTCTTTCATGATGCTTGCGCCGTGGCGTTGCTGTGCCAGTCCCAAACCCAGCGTTTCACGGCAAACGGTGACAGGCGAACGCCCAAGAAAACCGTCTTCAGTGGCATAACGCAAATGCAGGATTTCTTCCTGTAGATAGGTTTTTACCTTACCGCTATAAGGCTCGGTGATGGTATACGCAAACCGATGATCGGATAATCGTTGTGGTACAACCGCTGACGGCGGGTAAGGGTGCAATGACTGTGGCTGACCATCCCGCCCCCAGACAATCACCGCGTAAGCATTGCCATTCAGCAGGCAATGACGCATCAGAGTTCTTTTGAATTGATACGGCGTCTGGCAGTCATTCGGACACTCATTCAGTAAATAATCGACCGGATGGTCACTCAACCATTCGCGGGATTCTTTGCCGTTCTGGTGCTGCACACGATAGAGATAGCAGGGCATGGAGGCCACTGCTTCACTAATCACCGTGACAGCGTTCATCACAGCGGGTAAGCCTTCCGCTGTAGACGGAGAAACATGCTCGCCCGATTTGGTATTAGCCATGCCCGCCAGAGAGAAAAACTCATCCAGCGTCATGTTGCGGGTTTCAGGTGTTTTTCGCGAAAAAGGCCACATCATTACACCTCAGACAGTTGCAGCCAGTAATGACGCAAATCCAGATTGTAGTACTTAGCGGCATTCAGTGAACGCCTGGCAATCTCTACGCCACTTTCAGGATAGGCAGGTAAGCTGGTGATCGTAATTTCCCGTAATTCAGCTTCCAATACCGTTCTGATATAAGGTGTCTGACCTGTATCCCACTGATCCTTAATGGCACGAAAACCAAAGGACATGCCTTGTATATCCCCGCGTTCAACCAGTGTTAATACATCGTGCCCCAATTGCGTATCTGGCGGGGTTAGCTCGAAGCGTAATCCGGTGGCATCTTCGCTAAGTCGCAACGTGCCGGACGTGGTACGGCCTAACAGGTTTATCGGATCATGCTCGTACAATGCCCTGATATCTGTTTCCGCCGCTAAACTGACGTTAAACGCATTCGGCGCGAACTGTTCGACAAATTCATCCCACAACACATGGGATCGGCTGTTCCACTTAATCACATAGCCGGTCAGTTTTTTATTGCTGGCAGACAGTGAGGCAGTGCGGATTTCAAAATCATTTTTCATTGATGGACTCCAAGGCTTGGAAAGGGGTGCTATCACCCTTCTGCTTAGTTGCTGGATGCTTTCACTTCCAGCACCTTAATTGCGTTAGAATCCACCAGCCCGCCCCCCAGATATTTATCGGTATGTACCTTATAAAATCCCGGCTCGGTGATATTGTCAGGACGGGTACGAATGCCCGTTTCATGGTCAACAATGAAATAGCCACGTTTGAAGTCACCCAGACCGATAACGTTATCTGGCATAAATTCGAGATAGTGGACAGGCAAGCCCAGCAGTATATCGGGATCACCCACCTGTAAACGTTCCCGCCAGATATAATCACCATTGCCATTTTTCAGCTTTTGTACCTGAGCGGCTGTACCGGAGTTCATCACCCAGACGGCATTTTTACGGTATTTATTTTTGAGTAAGAATTTCAGGTCAATCAGGCTATCGGCGGAAAGCGTATCGGCTTCCAGCTTCTGTAGCGTACCAAATGCACGGCCTTTGTCGGCTTTAACATCACGGGGATAAGACAGGAAACCTTTCGCTTTTTTACTGCCGTCACCGCTCACGAGATCCGTTTCTTCGGTATCAACGAAAGTGTCTGCAATTTCAGAAGTCAGCCAACCTAAGATATCCACATCGCTAAAATCGATAATTTCTTGCGTGGTTTTAGGGTAAGCGTAGATGGGGAACAGCTTAATGCTGACTTCTTCCATCTTTGGTGTGGCAGTCTCAGTACGTGCCTTGCCTTCTTCCCCGTGGGCTACAATTGCGCCCCCAACCGAAACAAGTTGTTTATACTCATTGCTGCGTGTGGTTTTCACCGAACAGATCCGGCGCATGACTGACTCATCAGTCAATTGTTGCATGATTTGTTTGTTCAATTCGGGAATAACGGTATAGCCGCCCTCAGACGGAACACCCGTAGATAAAAAACGAGTTTCGCCAGTCAGAACATAGTGACGCAGTTCATCATTACTGAGTTTTTTGCTGGTCGGTTGGGTCTTTACCTGACTGCGTTCTTCATCAGCCAAAGACTCATAGCGGGCGATTTCAGCATTCAATGTATCGGATTGGCTGCGCAGTTCGTCGAACTGTTTAGCTTCATCAGTATTGAGTGAACGCTTTTCGTTTTCAGCCTTGGTAAGTAGTGAACGCATTTGATGGGTTAAATCGGATTTTTGTTGGCGTAGTTCGAGTAGTTTTTTCATGATGTTTTTATAGTTAATCTATTTTTTCAGTAAATGATTTTTAACACTATGAAAAATAATAAGAAAGAATTATGAATATGTTGGAGGTGTATACAATAATATAAAAGTAGCGGTTTAAATTTTAATTATGGGTATATAGTTAATTTCTGACATTACTTTTAAAAAAGATAAGCTATACGCTTTCAATCTAACATGATTTTATATAAGCATATATCCTTACTAAAAAGTGAGATTGGGATTTACTAATCTACTATGTAATTATAGAATCACATGCTATAGAAACCTATTTTTTAGTGCAATACAACAAAGTGGTAACTTTTTGTTAGAAGGCTTCTATGAGGTAGTTTATTAATTATTTTCTATACTATTAGATAATCTAAAATTTTATAGTGTATTTAACTAAATTACAGGAGTTCCCATGAGTAGTAGAAGTGATGTAATAGAAGGAAGGTTAGTTTATACCGAAAAATTAGGATGGGTAGATACTGGGCATTCAAAAGGTAACGATGCCAGAATGTTAATGGCTGCTATAAATTCAGGCGATGATACTAAAGAACCATACTTTACCATTAAGTACACACAATACATGGGTCTTGGATTAAAATATGGCACATCTAAAATAACAAGATGGAAAGTAAGAAGAGGTTTATCTTTACATGATAAAAAAAGAGTTGCACTTACTATTATGATGTATACCACTCATCTATTTGAAGCGCATCAAGATTCATTTCCTTTTAATTGGTATACAGATAGTGGATACAGCGGTGAAGATTTGGTTTCAAATCTACTTGGCTTTTATCAGGCTATAAATGGAGTTGATTATTTAACTCAGCTTCAACCTATAAGTAAAGAAGATGCGCTAAAAAGGTGGGATTACTATGGTGCTATAGGAAAGTATAAAAATAAAATATTTAAACCTTTATTGTTTCCTGATCCCCAAAAATACCCTAATAATGCCAGACCATACTATTCTTCTTTGCCTACATTTCTTAATACTATATCACCGATCACTGATATAGATAGGAGTCATTTGCTGATACATATTGAAGATAGAACAGGATATAACATACATGCAGTGAGAGACGTGGGGATTGAACTTGAATAAGTTTATTAAAATTACATTTATCGCTCTGTTTTTTTTAGGGCTAACTTTTACCATTCCCATTTTATTTGTAAATAGTAATTTTTCATACACAAAAAATGATTTTATTAGATATAATTTATTCACCTTCGATGAAATAAAAGAAATACCCATTATTTCAAATAATTACATCATATCCTATGACTCACCAGATGGTGTAAAACCAATGACTAATTCAATTCTATTTTCAGATGTAAATCCAAATCGTAAAGTGGAATTAATAAATTATATTAAAAAATTAGGTTATATAAAAGATATAAATGCATATTGGAATACAGATGGAAGCGAATCTTGGAGTAAAGGAAATTTGTTTATACAGATAAAACAAAATGATACTGACCGTACCATTTTGTTTCTAGTTGAGAAGAATTAAAATACATTCTCTTCTCTTATACTGTAGCCTGATGTGCCAGCAATGTGATGTGTCCATGTTATGCTATCATATGAAATTGTTATGCTTTCATATGGTTGCATATCATTGTGGCTTAGTGAATTGGGATAATGGCTGGAAATGTTTTTTATCGTGGCATTTGTTAACTTGATAGAATAAAATTTTTCCAATCCCCCTGCTGAACTATTTCTATATATTTCCAGTAAACAATCTAAGTGCTCATTGTTTGATATTGAAACCCCTAATAATGGAGATGATTTATCGATGGGTTTTGTTATTACTATAGGATGATGATTGACATTCTGTTCTCTATTAATATCGTGATCTATAGAGTAAACCAATATTTTATCCTTGTTTTCCTCTTGGTATTTATTACCTATTGAATCATAAGTTGAGCAACCTGCTGATATCAACCCTTGTTTTTTACCATTTAAGGTCATGTAAATCATATTAGCCAT